TCAGGCTCGACTCGATAGACCACTTCACCACACGTCTGACCGATGTAGGTCCAGCCTTGCTGATCGACCCGGTGATGTGCCCCATCTTGATCCGCGCCCTGAAGGGCGGATGGCGGTGGAAGATAGACCCGAAGAAAGAGATGATCTCAGGCAAGGAGCCTGAAGATAACATATTCACCCACCCCGGCGATGCGTTCGGGTATGGCGCACGTTACGCGTCGAAGGGTGAGGGCAAGATGATGTTCAACCCAGAAGGACGCCTCGTTCCGAGGTTTGTTCCGCCAAGGAACCAAGGAGTGAACTATCACTTCACATAGGAGGAAGCCATGAACCTGCTCATCATTATCATCGTGATCCTGTTTCTCTTTGGTGGTCTGGGAGGTGGGTATTACGGCTATACCAACTATGGCCCCACCGGGGGTCTCGGTATTTTCGGTGTGGTGCTGATCGTGATCCTCATCATCTGGTTGATGCAGGGGAGGGTGTGATAGACGCGAAACTCTGTCCGCTTTGCGGAGCCCCATGGGACATTCATGTGGTAGCTGGTGATCCATGTATCTTAATTGGTGATGACGAGGAGAATGTGATGGAGCCGTTTACTGGAAATGGAATTGGATGGGCTGTCAAGGAGTTGCTGAACGGCAACCTTGTTCGGCGGGCAGGATGGGACGGCAAGAGTATGTATCTGCTCTATGTCCCCGGTAGTAAGTTCGTCGTTAACCGTGCGCCAATGAACGTCATTTACCCAGAAGGTACTGAGGTGGAGTACCATGGGCATGTGGACATGAAGACCGCGCAAGGGTACATCATCCCGTGGCTATGCTCGCAGGCTGACTTGCTGGCTGTCGATTGGGAACTGGCGAAGCTTCCTGAGTGAGCGTATAACGCCGTCTAGGGACCGGGAGACACACGCAATGGCCGCCGCAGTCAAGCTTAGGAACGATCCGATCAACCCGCCTGCGGTGGCGGTTCCCGGCTCCGATGGGCCGATCAGAAAGATCAAGTCGGAAGACTTGAAGATGTTGGGCCAGAAGCTCGACAGGCTGTTCACGCAGTACGTATCTGATCGACGCATACAAGAACTGAAGTGGTTGCGGAACCTTCGGCAGTATCTCGGTTACTATGACCCGGATATCGAGAAGGAGATGAGTGCGACCCGTTCTAAGTCGTACCCCAAGGTCACTCGTATCAAGTGCGTCAGTACATTATCGCGGATAATGTACCTCATGTTCCCCAGTGACGAGAAGAACTGGGCGCTCAAGGCGTCTCCGTCGCCCGATATGAGCCCTCAAGATGTGCAGCAGGCCATCGCGGATCAGCAGAAGAAGGACAAAGAAGACGGCGCTGAGCTTGAGGTGGATGACGACTATATCACGGCGGCGGTGCAGACCTTAGCGAATTCTCGTGCTGAGAAGCTGGCTACCCTCATTGACGATCAGATGGAGGAGCTAGGGGGCAACCAGACCCTCGACTACATCGCCTTGAACCGTGCAGTCATCAAAAGCGGCATCATGTATGGTCTGGGGGTGCTGCTTGGGCCGTATGCACGCGAGATAAAGACCACAACATGGACAAAAAACCCTCAGACTGGGGCGTATATGCCCAAGCTGAAGACGAAATACATGCCGATGTTCGAGTTTTGCACGGTGTGGGACTTCTATCCTGACCTGTCGGCCAAGAATTTCATGTCGATGGACGGGTATTTCACTCGCAAAGTCATGTCCAGAGCCCAAGTGAAGGCACTTGGGAAGCGTATGGACTTCTTTGAAGACGTAATCGACAAGTATTTGACTGATTTCCCGGTAGGGAACTATCGACCGCAGCCTTTTGAGACCGATTTGAGGGGGATGGGCGTCAAAGTCAACGTCAATGAGACCAAAACAGAGACTTCCAAGTACGAAGTCCTGATTTGGCAGGGTCCAGTGGATGGTCATCTGCTTTCTTTGGCTGGTGTGGACGTTCCAGCAGACAAATTGTCTGATAGTATGGATGCAGAAGTGTGGATGATCGCAGGAAACGTCATCAAAGCCGATCTCAACCCTTGGGTTGAGCTTGGGGTTGATGTTCGAACCTACCATCCGTTCATTTTTGATGAGGATGACACCGCACCCATCGGTAATGGCCTCCCAAACATCGTCCGAGACAGCCAGATGAGTGTCTGTGCAGGGTCAAGGATGCTGCTTGACAACGCGAGTGTCGTCTGCGGCCCCAATTTGGAGCTAAACACTGACCTGTTGCGCGCGGATCAGGACTTATCATCCATATCTGCGTACAAGAACTGGTATCGTGAAGGTACAGGGGCGGATGCCCAGTATCCAGCGGTGCGGAACGTGTCGGTGGATGCTCACCTCGATGATTTGATGAAAATCATTGATCTATATTTGAAATTTGCCGACTCCGAGACGTTCGTGAACCCGGCAACGGGTGGCGACATGGAGAAGATGCCGTCAGAACCGATGCGGACGGCGGCAGGAGCGAGCATGATGCGCGGAGACGCGGCTCTGCCGTTCAAGGATATCATTCGCAACTTCGACCAGTTCACCATGTCGATGGTTTACGCCATGGTGCAGTTCAATCGGAAGTTCAACCCATCTCTCGCACCGGAAGGTGACTATAACGTTATAGCTCGCGGTGCGACCAGCCTGATCGCGAAGGAAGTTCGCGGGATGCAGGCTGACAGTTTCTCGCAGACCACGAAGCCTGAAGAGATGATCCACGTCGATGAACGCAAGCTGGTGAAGATGCGGCTGGCGGCTCGTGATATGAACGATGTGCTGGTGTCTGAGGCTGAGGCCAAGCGCCGGCAGGACGGCAAGAACAAGACCATGCAGGAGCAGGCCGAGCTTGCCAAGAAACAGGCTGAGGCTGACGAGCGGAAGACACTGGCGGATGCTTACAAGAACATCTCGCAGGGTACGAAGAACTTGTCTGCATCTCAAGCACAGATTGTTAACGCTGCGCTGGAGATATTGCAGAATGGTCTGGAGCACAAGGTTGGCGCTGATGTGATGGATCAGGCTGACCAGCAGATGCAGCAGACTATGCAGCCACAACCGCAGATGCCGCCCGATGGACAGGGCGGTGGGATGCCGCCCGAGGATCAGGGCGGGGGGATGCCTGAAGGGATGCCACCACAATGATCGACAAGAAGCGACTGACTTACCTGCTCGAAACACTGTGGGCGAACCGGGAGATGCCAGTCCACGAGTTGTTTTGTGAGTTGCTGGATATAAAGCTCCAGCAAGGGAAGGACGTATTGGTGAACGATTGCACTCCCACGAACTTCCCCATTGTGCAAGGGCAGGCAAAGGCGTATTCGGAACTTCTTGCGCTTCTTCGGAAGCAGCCTGCCAAGATACCAGCAGAGGCAACCCATGGCCGCATCAGCAGCAATCCAAGCCCCTACACCCTCGTCTGAAACTCCTGACCCGGCTGCTGTGTCGGAGCCCATCGACTTCGACAAGATGTTCGATGATCTGACGGCACCGGAACCAGCGACGCCTCCCGTCGCGAAGGTCGAGACGCCGGTTGCGCCTGTTGAGCCCGCAGTTGTTGAACCTGCGGAACCGGAACTTGTAGTTCAGGAACCTTTGGTTGTAGAACCTCCGCAGCCGGCGACTGATGAGGATATCCTCAACCGCTTTGCTGAGATCGTGCGTGCTCGACAGGGGCAGGATGATCCGCGCAGGAGTCAGGAGCAGTTCAGGCAGCAGCCTCAGCCTCAGCCGGGGCCGGTCGAGTTCTTCTCTCCCGAAGAAAAGACTGCGCTTGCGGCTTTCCAGAAGGATTGGCCCGACGTGGCGCGGGCCATGGAGGTGCGCGAGCGCGCCCTCGCACAGCAACTTGTTGGCTACGTATTTCAGGAAGTCGCCAACACGATCAGACCCTTATTTTCACAGGTCCAGTCTGTCAGCGAGCAGTCGCAAATCGAGCAGATCAGCGCTCTCATTCCAGACTATGCCGCCATCCGCGAACCCATGTTGCAGTGGATCGAGCAACAACCTGCCTACTTGAAGCCGGCTTACGAGTATGTTAGGGATCGCGGAACCGCGCAGGAGGTCTATGACCTTTCTCAGCGGTTCAAGCAGGCCATCGGGGCAGCGGTTTCTGCCCCCCAGCCCACCGTGTCCCCGGTGGCCCGCGTCGAGGAACCGAGCCTGCCTGCGGCTGCCAGAAAAGCGGTAGCCTCGCTTGCTCCAGTCGGGTCCAAACGGTCGGTGGTGGTTCAAGGCAATGATCCCGGCGATTTCGACGGGGCCTTTGATACCTTCGCCAAGGTAGTTTGAACCTTAAGGAGCAGCCCTCATGGCAGCCGTCGTTACCTATGGCGATATCTCCCCCGCAGTAGCCGCCTATTCGGTGGTTCGCATGTTGAAGCGTGCGATGCCGTATCTCCATCTGGAGAAGTTCGGCCAGACGTATGTTCTGCCGCTGAACTCCACCCAGACTGCGAAGTTCCGCCGCTACTTCCTTGCGGGTGCGAGCGGCGCGGCCGGTCCCGATACGGGGAGCTTCTATATCCCGGTGGCGACAACGCCGCTGGTGGAAGGTGTGACGCCGAGTGGTTCGGTGCTCGCCAACCAAGACTACACCGTCACGCTGGCTCAGTACGGCGACTTCATTACCACCACCGATGTGATCGAAGACACGCACACGGACAACGTGTTGCAGCAGGCGACCGATATTCTCGGTGAGCAGGCGGCGGTGACGGTCGAG